AAAAAGCCACTTGTTGGTTCCTTACATCGGTCAAGCGCAATCAGGTCACGCATACTTTTGGAATGCTGACCTGTGTTGGGGATGTCTACCCCGATTACCTCTGCCCCGAGCAAAGATACGATCTCATTTCTGAATGGGCTGTTTCCAAGTGCAGAGTCGATGCTGACGCTCTCGTCATAGAGGACTATGCAATGGGGGCTAAAGGAAAGGTCTTTCATATCGGAGAGAACTGTGGGATGCTCAAGCACAAGTTGTGGAAGAGCGGGATTCGATTTGAAACTGTTGCGCCAACAGCCCTAAAGAAGTTTGCAGCGGGTAAAGGAAACGCCGACAAGTGCATCATGCATGCCGCTTTCAAGGATCAGACGGGAATCGATCTGATGAAGTCAATGGACAAGGAGAGCAAGGACTGTGGAAGTCCTGTCTCAGATATAGTTGACTCCTACTTCCTTGCGCGGTATGCTATCAGGAAGCAACCACAACATTAGCAATGTCGGGGAACGCCTCTTGAACCATCGGCTTGGACAATCCGTATCCGTACCCAAAGGTGCCGCCCAACAGTTCCTTGATCAGTTTTGCCTCATCGGGGTGAACAGACTCAAGGATCTGAATGAGCAGGATGTCCTTCCGCTCCTTGGGGAGGTTATAGGACTCTTTGAAGATGTACATCCGCTTGGCTTCCTGAAACAGGCTCGACATGGTCAAACCTTCGGGTGCCTGATCGGGCGTGTACGGAGGGAGATCGGATCGGTACCACTTTGCGTTATCAAAGAACGCATAGTGAAGCAACTGCTTCAGCGTGTGGGTTCCGTTCTCACGAAGAAGACGGATCGTGTCTTCACGGCTCTTAGAGTTTTGCGAGATTTTCTTCAGTACTTCGGGAATGGTCAGGGTGGTTGGCATGATGTTGTACCTCACCCTTATTTAGCACTCAGGACTTGACACAGCATGGATCGTGGTCTATACTTGTCACAATCGTAACCCAAACATAAGGATTACAAACACATGGAAAGCAACGATACAAAGCAGCAGAAGACACCTCAGCAGAAGGTTTGGCTCCGAGATGAGCAGAAGACCGCCGTTGTTCGGCGGGTCGAACTCCACCCCAACTGGGGCAAGCAGTACCTCGTCACCACGCATAGCAATGAGTGGGGCCCCGAGACCTATTGGGTAAAGGAAGAGAATGTCGAGCCGATGGGGGCACATCGCAATGGCTAAGTCTATCCGCAAGCGTACCGTCAAGACGGTCAAGCCCAAGTCTGTAGTGGAGGAACCCGAAGTGGCACCTGATGCAATTCCAATTGCTCTTCCCCTCAAGGAAGAAGAGAAGACCCCGACCGTTTACATCATGAGTTGCCAAGCGGGTCAATACATGGCAGAATCTTGGCTTGGACTTGGTTGGGCAATTTTCAAGCACCGTCTGTGGCACCTTTGGAACGATGGCTCTTTCATGGACTAATGCTTGAACATCTTCGTACTACAACCTAGTCCTGCTGCGGCTGCGCGTGACATGTGCGACAAGCATGTTGTCAAGATGATCGTAGAGTCAGCGCAGATGCTGTCAACGGCACATCGTGTGCTTGATGGATCTCCAACCATTCGGGTATCTCCGAAGGGGCGAAACATCAAGCATTGGAAACACCCAAACTCCGACATGGATCGGATGCTGTGTCTTCCCACGATGGTCAATCACCCCTGCACCAAGTGGGTCATGCAGTCATCCGATAACTATGAATGGCTGTACGATCACGGCATCGAACTGCTGCGCCAGTACACGCTGCGGTACGACAAGGTGCATTCGATGCAAGCCCTGTACATGAACTATCTGATTGACCATCCGACAAACATTTCGGTGGACAAGCAGACTCCGTTTGCACAGGCAATGCCCGAGCAGTACCGCTGTTCTGATGCCGTAACTGCATATCGCAACTACTACATCGGGGAAAAGAAACGCTTTGCCAAGTGGGCGAAGACTCCAACCCCATCGTGGTTTTGATTGGCGAATCGCCTAAATACAAGACTCGCTATGCCAAACTACGATTACCTATGCCGTGCATGTGACCATCGATTTGAAGAGTTTCTTCCGATCAAGGATCACAAGAAACCATGCAAGAATCCTTGCCCAAAGTGTGGCAAGAAGCAAGTGGATCAGTACATCGCATCTGCTCCACCTGTCATTGACCCAGTTCGATTGGGTATTCGTAGACCCGACAGCGGATTCAAGGAAGTCATTTCCAAGATCAAATCCGCACACCCTAGACACGGAATGAGAGACTATTGAACATGAACACCAATGAAGTGAAACTCGTTTCCGTGGAAGCGGAAGGCATGGGACGCTACTATCAATCGCCAACCAACGGCAAGTGGTATCCATCGGTTACTACCGTTGTAAACCATGAGGATGCCGAGAAGTGGAAGAAGTGGCGAGAGGATCCCGAGAACGCGAAGAAGTCTCAGATGGCTATCAATCGCGGAAACAAGTTGCACTCCTTGGTCGAAGAGTACCTTATCAACAAGGTCGCTCCTACTGAGATCGGTGACCGTTGGCACTTCGACCCGATCCTCCCTCTGTTGGAGAACATTGGCAAGATCGATGCCATCGAAACGGGATTGTGGTCTGACACGCTCATGCTTGCAGGGCGCACGGACTGCATCGGTGAATACTGCGGAGAACCCGCAATCATCGACTTCAAGACGGCATCCAAGGAAAAGAAGCGTTCGTGGATCACGAACTACTTCCACCAAGCCGCTGCATACTCCTACATGTGGGAGGAACGCACGGGCAAGCGCGTCGAACGCCTCGTTGTATTGATCGTCAACGACGAGGGAACTGCTCAGGAATTCGTGGAACACCGCAACGACTTCAGGGAGGGCTTGGCAAATGTCATCCGCTCCTATTGGGTAAAGAACAACTTCAAGCGGGTACAGGAGATCGCCAATGGCATGGCTCAAAAGACTGCTTGAATACTTCGGGTGGACACTCGCCCGATCAAATGAGATCGTTATTCCTCCAAAAGAGGAGCGATATCATTGCATTCGTTTCATGACAGACCGAGGGGAACAGATCGGAATCCTACTGACAACAGAAGAGTTCGAAACGGGCATTCGTCGTTGGGTGGATACGATTGAGGAGATGCCAATCGAAACCTCAAGCCCCACAGAAGACGAAAGGATTCCGTAATGGGATCAATCATCAACATCGAAGACACTTTCAGCAAAGAGATTGAAGAACTATGCAAGAACCGCAAGGAGGGAAAATACATCGATGCGATTCTTGAACTCTGCGATAAGCATGGAATCGAACCCGAGTCGGTAGCCAAGTTGGTTACCAAGCCGATTCGGGAAAAACTGAAGGCAGAGTTTGAAGATCGAAACATGTTGAGGGGAACAAAGAAATCGTCTAAGTTGCCCCTTGACTGACACACAACACGCGCTATACTTGTCACAATCGTTCACACACAACACGCAACACACAGGAGATACACACATGTCAGGATTTGCAAGCATGAAGAAGAACGCTCAGTCCGCAATCGACAAGTTGTCGAAGGAGATGAGCAAGGTCAGCGAGAAGAAGAACTACGACGATGATCGCTTTTGGTCGCTTGAGCGCGACAAGGCGGGTAACGGCTACGCGGTGATCCGCTTCCTGCCGCCCGTCGAAGGCGAGGACATTCCTTGGGTGCGGCTGTTCAGCCACGGCTTCCAAGGCAAGGGTGGTTGGCTCATCGACAACTGCCCAACTACGGTTGGGAAGAAGTGCCCGATCTGCGAGGCAAACAACGAACTTTGGAACAGCGGACTTGAGTCGAACAAGGGCATTGCCCGTGACCGCAAGCGTAAGTTGTCGTACATCGCCAACATTCTTGTTGTCAGCGACCCGTCGAACCGTGAGAACGAGGGCAAGGTTTTCCTCTTCAAGTTCGGCAAGAAGATCTTCGACAAGTTGCAGGAGGCAATGAACCCCACGGCTCCTGACGAGACGAAGATCAATCCGTTTGACTTTTGGCAGGGCGCGAACTTCAAGTTGAAGGCGCATCTTGAATCGGGCTATGTCTCCTACGAGAAGTCCGCGTTCCAAACGCCGTCCGAGGTGTTCGATGGAGATGACAAGCGGCTTGAGGCTCTGTGGAAGTCACAGCATGCTCTCCTTCCGTTTGTCGCACCCGATCAGTTCAAGTCCTACGAGGAACTGAAGGGTCGGATGGATCAGGTTCTCAAGGGTGGCAATGAGGGTTCCGCTA